CGGCTGAGAGACGTCTGCCCAACGAACGTTGGACAGTTGAATCTTGGCCAGAGCGCTCAGAAAGGAGTTTTCCAGCTTCCTTTCATGCTCTGTCTCGTGAGGATCATGAGGATATACAGGATATATCGTATCATGGTCCTGATTCTGAATTACCTGTTAGGGTAGTTCAGGTTCCTAAGACGCTTCTTACACCTCGCACGATATCAGTTGAGCCTAGTTATATGATGCTAATGCAGCAAAGTATAGCTAAGCCTCTGATGGCATACCTCGAATCCAAATGGAATTTCAAGGGTTCGATCGGTTTCATAGATCAATCTGTGAACCGAAAGCGTGCGAGAATTGGGTCTCGTACTGGTGGTTACGCCACCATTGACCTGAAAGATGCCTCCGACTCAATTCCTTTGGAATTGGTTAGGGAAATCTTCAGACCAATAGCACCTTCATTCCTCGATCTTATTGAGGATTGCCGGTCTAGGAGGGCCCAGTTACCTGATGGTACCATAATCGAACTGGCGAAATTCGCCAGTATGGGATCAGCACTTTGCTTTCCCGTCGAAGCTATGGTATTTTTGACAATAGTAATGTATGCCATTGTCAAACATCTAGGTGTAAGACCATCACCCATCCTCCTAAAGCATATAGCCAAGGAGGTTGTCGTGTATGGTGATGATATCATCATACCGACCGCATGGGCAATACCTGTAATACAAGGTTTGGAAGACTTCCATATGGTTGTCAACCGAACCAAGTCGTTCCACACAGGATTCTTTCGGGAATCTTGCGGTGGCGATTACTACAAGGGTCACGATGTGACACCTTCGTATGTGCGCCATTGGAACATACAGGGCTCTAACATGAGTACTGAAACTCTGGTTGGGGCAGTGTCCCTCGCCAATCAATTTTATTTGAAAGGATATTGGAATGCTGCTTCTTATCTCAGAGCAACAGTTGAACGTTCTATCGGAAAACGACTTCCAATCTCAAACCACCCTATCGGTGGATTGCATTGGGTATCGTTGTTCCGCTCGGATTCGCTTGTTTGGGACGGAAAGCTACATGCCTACCGAACCCGAACAAGTGTTATACGGGTTAAAGAACGCTCTGACGCCGCTAAAAGTGTATCAGGATCTCTCCTTAACGCCTTCTCAAGTCGAGTTGGCGGTCTGGCAAGACCTGAATCGCTTTTACGAGCTGGACCTGACCATGTCCCCTCGGCTCTCTTGGGTATATTCCCTAGGGATGCTTTGGGGCACGGGTCTAATCATGAAGCAACTGGAAATGTATCATTTCCGTCGTTACATGTTGGACACAGATCAGGACTCCTCATTCCATCCTCGGATGGATGTCACAAATCTGTTCCAGTTCCCAGTGGGATCTGTTACGGAGATGAGACTCCTTCCGGAGTGGAGTATTGGAGAATGCTCGGTAAGGAAGCTTTAATAGGCTACCTACGCGATAATCCATGGGAACCACCCATGGAAAAGTCACTCACGAAGAGTGTTGTGCGCTACGCCACAAGTCTGAAGCGTAGATGGACGGCTACACACGCCGGCTTGGTTTGGTAACCAAGTTC